ATCAGATATTGCGCGCATTTCTACAATCGGACTTTTAAATACTGAAACTGGAGAGGAGCAGTTTTTTTATCCCATGGAGCGGATTACAGAGAAAACGTTTTTCTTTGCTTTCAACGAGGAAAAATTGAAAACAGATGGAACGCTTGGTAAAAAAATTAAAGAAATCATGAAAAAAAAGGTTGACTCCGGAGTTAAAACAAGCTATAATGTTTATACAACAGAATACGAAGATGATTACGGTTACTGCGTTGCCAGAACCAGTGTTGTTCAAGGAGACGAATAAGTTGTATCGAAAGGAAGAACCATGGGGTTATGAAATTATCTGGGCGCAAAACACCGGAACAAGCGGATATATTGCTAGGCATCTTCACATCATAAAAGGAAGACAGCTTCCCTTGCAGTATCACGAAGAGAAAGAAGAGGCGATTTATGTTATATCTGGCTCTCTGCTCTTTATAACAAAGGGAACCACTAGTAAACCGAAAAAGCACGAAATTGCTGAAATTTTAAAAGCCGGCGATTCCCGTGAGATTCCAGTTGGACTTATCCATCGCCTCGCGGCTGGAACAAGATCTGTTGATCTGATCAAGATCAGTACCAAGCATCTTGATACCGGTGTCACGGTGCAAGGCAGTTATGAACGAGAGTGAAAGAAAGATTAAAAAACTTAAAATAGTTCTTGACAGCAAGAACGTTTAATGATATATTTATATACAGCAGCGGGGAACATTTGCCTCGCTGACTTTAGGGCAGAAACGGCCCACCAAAAACAACTAAGGAGAAAAACAAATGGCTCTTGATATGAGTAAAATGCGAGCAAAACTCGACAAACTTAATAACAAAGGAAACGGAGAATCTTCGATTTTCTGGCGCCCCGACGAGGGTGATCAGGTTATTCGAATCATGTGTCCTGAAGACGGCGACCCGTTCAAGGATTACCATTTCCACTATAACTTGGGAAACAATCGCGGTTTCCTGTGTCCGAAGAAGAACTTCGGTGACGACTGCCCGGTTTGCGATCTTGCATCCAAGCTGTGGCGTGAAGGTGCGGCAACCAATGACGATGAGCTAAAGAAGCAAGCGAAAAGCCTCTTTTCCCGTCAGCGCTTTGCCTCACCTGTCCTTGTGCGTGGCGAAGAGGACAAGGGTGTTCTTGTCTGGTCTTATGGCAAGCGGGCCTATGAGACTTTGATCAGTTATGTGCTCAACCCCGAGTACAGTGATATTACAGATGTGGATAAAGGAACAGATATCACCCTTACATACACCCTTCCTAAAACTCCCGGTGCTTACCCCCAAACTACCCTCACCCCCCGCCGGCGCACAAGCCCGCTATGTGATGATGCCGTTGGAGACGGCGACCGTTGCAATGAGCTTCTCGAAAGCATCCCCGACTTCGAGAACCTGTACGAGCGAAAATCCCCCTCGCAAGTGCAAGCAATGCTTGACGAATATCTCTCCGACGACGTTGATGCAGAATCGGGAAGTACTGAATCACAAAAGTACGGCTCCTCTGTTGACGCAGCTTTTGCGCGACTGACGTCTGGCGATAAAACCTATCCCAGCACAGACAGTCCGTTCTAAGCGCCATCGTCACATCCCACAGGGAGGCACAGGGTTATCAGGTGCCTCAACTTTTTGTACCCGTAGTCTGGAAGACACGTCAGACGTGACGAAGACAGGTTCGATTCCTGTAATGGATAATCCCGGTTCGAATCCGGGACGGGTGCTTTTTATCTTATAAAGGAGGTGACATATGAAGTACGCTATGACCATCGTTGCGTGCTGTCTTTTAACCGCATGCGGAGATAAGGAAGACAGCGCGGATACTGGTGAAGAAGCCGCGTGTGACGAAGAGACGGAGTAAATTTATATCCGCAGGGAGGCACGGGATTACAGGTGTCTCAACTATTTACTGAAGAGGGTTTTTTGAAATTAATGAGGGGTAGAATGGCAAAGAAAACTAAACCCGGAAAGATGTCTCCTGCCGATCTTCGGGCGATGATTAATAAGAAAGCAGGAATGGAAGTAGCACATTCATTGGTAGGTGAAAACCCTACGGAAGTTAAAGAATGGATTCCAACAGGATCTCGGTGGCTGAACTCAATTATCTGTCGTGGAAAGATCGCCGGTATTCCTGTTGGAAAGATCAGCGAAATCGCCGGTTTAGAGGCGACAGGGAAGAGCTTTCTTGCGGCTCAGGTCGCTGCAAATGCGCAGACAATGGGAATGCAGGTCATTTATTTCGATTCGGAATCGGCAATAGACCCATCGTTCTTGTCGAAAGCCGGCTGCGATCTTGAAACGTTGCTGTATGTTCAGGCGTATTCTGTTGAATTCGTCTTAGAGACTATTGAAACCATCATGTCCTCTGGTCAAGAGCGTACGTTGTTTATCTGGGATTCGATGGCTTTCACACCGGCAACTGGCGATCTCGCCGGAGACTTCAACCCGCAGAGTTCGATGGCCCTTAAGGCGCGAATTTTGGGTAAGGCAATGTCGAAATTGCTTATCTCCGTTGCAAATACGAAGAGCACGCTACTCGTCTTGAATCAGCTTAAATCGAATATTACACGTTTGCCGCACGAAATGCTCACGACGCCTTACGTCACGCCAGGAGGGAAGTCGCTTAACTATGCGTATTCATTACGTATTTGGCTTACCGGTCGCAAGGCAAAGGCTAGTTTCATCATTAATGACAAGGGATATCGAATTGGTTCAGAGGTTAAAGCAAAGATTGAAAAGTCTCGTTTTGGAACTTCTGGTCGTACTTGTAATTTCAGGATTCTGTGGGGTGATGATGTTGCAATTCGTGATGAGGAAAGTTGGTTTGCTGCCATCAAAGACTCGGATCAGGTTTCCCAATCAGGAGCATGGTACGGATTAAAAATGAAAGATGGAACTATAAAGAAGTTTCAAGCTTCGAAGTGGCTTGAATCGCTTGAAGACAATGACTTCAGAGATCGGGCTATCGAGATCTTCGATGAGGAGATTATAATAAAATTTGCAACTCAAGAAGGCGATGCCAAAAGTTTTTATGAAATTGATGAATAATTACTTAAGATGAGCGTCTAATTAATAGGAGGAGTTTTCATGTTAGGAATCATTTTTGCTACACTTCTTGTGTCAGCACCAGCAGAGGCACGGAGGGGGCATCACGTCCGACCCGTGCGAGTTCAGCAGCACCATCCCCGACACCACCGCCATCTCCATCGGCGCGCTATTGTTCGGCCACCAATTCCACACATCGCACCACATGGTCTGATTTGGACTTGGATCCCGGGGTATTATAATCATCGTCATGTTTGGATTACTGGACATTGGGATCTTCGCATCCGTCTCTGACATTTTCTTGACTTGACTTTCTGATCTAAGCATGGTATATTGTATGTGAGGGTCAGTAAAGCTTTCAACAAGCGGCACTTCGATTTTCGTTGTGTCGCTTTTCGTTTATTTAAAAAAGGAGTTGAAGTGCAAAGGTTGCTTATTATCGATAGTTTAAACTTGTTTATTCGCAACTATGTTGTGAAACCATACATTTCAAAGGACGGCGTCCCGATCGGGGGAGTGCTCGGCTATTTGCAAAGTCTTCAGATGCTTATTCGCGAGATGAAACCGACAGAGGTCGTTATTTGTTGGGATGCTCCCGGCGGATCTATTCGTCGAAAGCAGAAATTGAAGGAGTATAAAGCAGGTCGCAAGCCGATCCGCTTGAATCGTTCGTTTCGGAACCTGACCGAAGATCAAGAGCGAGAAAACAAAATTTGGCAGACAGGTAAGATCTTAGAAATTTTAAATGGTCTGCCAGTTATTCAACTCATGGTTGACGGCATTGAGGCCGATGATATCATTGCCTATGTCGCTCAACATGAAAAGTATAAAGGCTGGGAACACATTATCATTTCTAGCGATAAAGACTTCTTCCAATTATGTTCCGGGCTTACAACGGTATACCGACCAATTCAGAAGAAGTTGATGACGCACATTAATATCACCGAAGAACACGGCATCCATCCGACCAACTTCGCCCTTGCGAGGTCTATGGTTGGTGATAAGTCAGACAATATAACCGGCATTCCTCGTATCGGCTTGAAGACCGTCGCCAAGATCTTCCCGTTTCTATCCGAGGACAAAAACTATACTATCGATGATCTTATGGAACATTGTAATTCTCTTTCGAAGAAGAATAAATCGATTTATTCTATCCTTGAAAGTCGCTCTATTATAGAAGATAATTACAAGCTAATGCAGCTTTACGTACCGGACATCAGTCCTATCGCAGCACAGAAAATCTCTTATAATATTAATGAATTTGAACCAGAGTTTAACCGTACGGAGTTCGTTACGATGTTGGCTCGTGATGGTTTTCACAATGTTCGTCTCGATACTTTACTTTCGATGATGAAACTGATCGTTAACAACTATAAGACAAAAAATACTTGCGCCAAAGCTTCAGCGGTGCTATAATTATACAATACAAACTCGGGGAACAAATGGAAAATGAACAAGTAAGCTTGTCTCGTTATGGGAAAACGTTTCAGGAAAATCTGTGCCAACTTATATTGCTCGATCGTCCTTTTTGCGATCAGATCACTGAGGTTCTGGATCCGAACTTTCTAGAATTGCGCTATCTTCGCGTCTTCATTGAGATTATTATAAGGTATCGCAAGAAGTACGGCGTTCATCCGACGTATAAGGTCATGACAACGATCATCCGATCGGATATTGATGCTTATAATCTGGCAACGCAAAAGCAAATTCGGGATTACTACGCGCGGATTTTGAATACCGAAGTCGACGGCGCGGAATACATTAAAGATACGGCATTAGATTTCTGTCGAAAGCAGATTTTGAAGGAAGCCATGATCAAGTCGGTCAAGCTTCTAAAAACTTCGTCATTTGAGCAGATCTCAAGCGTTATCAACGGCGCGCTTAAGCTTGGTTCCGATAATAACTTCGGACACGAGTTCCTAAAAGATTTCGAACTCCGTTACATCGATCGACCGCGGCATCCCGTTTCGACTGGTTGGGAAGAGATCGACCGCATCTGTCAAGGGGGGCTTGGAAGGAGGGAACTCGGCGTTGTTATCGCTCCAACAGGCGCAGGTAAATCGATGATTCTTGTTCATCTTGCCGCCAATGCGCTAAAGATGGGGTTGAACGTTGTCTTCTATACAATGGAGCTTGCCGAAGAGGTTGTAGGACAGCGATTTGATAGTTGCATTTCTCAGGTTTTTCTTGATGATCTGCCGAATCAGAAGGCAAAAGTTTATGACGACATTAGTAAAATTGAAGGCAAGCTGATAATTAAAGAGTATCCAACTAAATCAGCTTCAGTCGATACGATTCGGGCTCATTTGGAAAGAGTACGACAAAGAGATTTTGAGCCGGATATGATTCTCGTTGATTACGGGGACATTTTAAGACCAGTTAAATCGAATACCGAAAAAAGACACGAATTACAAGAAATCTATGAGCAACTCAGAGCAATCGCCCAAGAACTCAATTGTCCAGTATGGACGGCAAGTCAAACAAATAGGACAGGGCTAAATGCTGAAGTTGTTACAATGGAATCGATCTCCGAAGCGTTTTCTAAATGTTTCGTCGCAGACTTTATTTTCTCTCTTTCTCGGACTAACGAAGATAAAGTCGCAAATACCGGTCGTCTCTTTATTGCTAAGAACAGAAATGGTCCTGACGGGATCGTGTATCCTGTATTCATGGATGCAGCCAACGTTTGTATAAAGGTGCTGTCTGCACGGGTTTCGCAATCCATGCCAACAGGATCATCGGAAAGTATTAAAGAAAGGATGAGAAAAATTAGGAGAAAGAAATGAACTATAATAAACAAGCAACAGTGCGCCGGTTTCGACTGAGCGAAACATTTCTTGATCAGTACAAGGAAAAGGAGGTCCCATGGGGACCGTTAGGTTATTTTACGTATAAGCGCACCTACGCCCGTCGATTGAACGAATCCGAGGAAGGCGCCAAAGGAACGGAAGAATGGTGGCAGACATGTCGTCGTGTCATCGAGGGCATGTTCGACATTCAGAAGCAGCATATCTACGCCCTAGGTCTGGAGTGGAACGATGCCAAGGCTCAGAGAACCGCAAAGGACGCCTACGATCGCCTGTTTATGCTGAAGTGGACCCCGCCAGGTAGGGGGCTCTGGATGATGGGAACGCGCTTTGTCGAGGAAAGAACTGGAGCGGGGCTTTTCAACTGCGCTTTCCGAAGCACGAAAGATCTTGGTTCGAAAGGCGGTTATCTTTTTGCCTGGATTATGGACGCTTTGATGGTTGGAATTGGCGTCGGCTTCGATACTCTCGGCGCTGGTACGTTTACCATTAAAGAGCCGATGTATACTGCCGACACACACGTCATCGCCGATAGTCGCGAGGGCTGGGTTAACTCCGTTCAGATCCTGCTCGATGGTTTCTTTAAAGGTACGAAGGTACCTCATTTTGATTACTCTGCTATTCGTCCACTTGGCGCGCCCATCCTGGGGTTTGGAGGAACATCTAGTGGCGCTGGTCCCCTGATTGAACTTCATGTTAGCCTGACTGCGATGTATAATGACAAGATAGGAGAATCTATAACTTCTGTCGATATTGTAGACACAGAGAATATTATCGGCCGCTGCGTTGTCGCCGGCAATGTCCGTCGTTCTGCCGCGCTTGCCATCGGAAGCGCCGAGGACAAAGAATATCTGACAATGAAGAATGATCAAGAGAAGCTTATGCACCATCGTTGGGGGAGCAACAACTCTTTCTCTGCCACTGTCGGAATGGATTATACATGGCACGCAAAGCAAAGTCAAACGAATGGAGAGCCCGGTTATATTTGGCTTGATAACGCCAGAACCCGAGGACGCTTCAAGGACGCTCCTCGCGATGATGATTTGAATGTTGTTGGTTTCAACCCCTGCGTTGAGCAGCAACTCGAAGATGCCGAACTTTGTTGTCTCGTCGAAACATATCCCGCGAAGCACGATAGCTATGAGGATTACGTTAAAACGCTGAAGATCGCCTATCTTTATGGAAAGACCGTGACGTTGGTTAATACGCATTGGCCGGAGACGAACGCCATTATGCTTAAGAACCGCCGCATCGGCTTATCGATGTCTGGTGTCATTCAGGCTTTTAATAAGTTCTCGCGCCGTGAACTGTTGAATTGGTGCGACAGAGCGTATGATCACGTTCACGATCTTGATCATCAATATTCAGATTGGCTTTGCGTTCCGCGTTCTGT